CTAATTATTTTGTGGTTTTTGTCCAGAAGCAACACGAAGAATATCAGCTAACCTTCCGATGTCATTTTTCTCAGATATTGATTTAGAAGCTCCCCAAGCCGGTTTAAGATACTTATCTATAATTAAATTTGCATCAACTAATTTCATTTCGATTTCCTCCTTAATTCCTTCATTTTTATAGTACTCTTGTAAATAACGAGTAGGTTCTACAACTCCAGACTCAGTCTCAGTCCAACCAAAGCTAGGACTGTACTTCTTACGAATTTCATAATGGAGATGGGCTCCTGTAGATTTTCCTGTATTTCCTTGGTTACCTATTTTTTCTCCTCTTGTAACATGCTGTCCTACTTTCACGGATACGGCAGAAAGGTGGGCATACACATGCAGATAACCTTTATCATCTTTAATGCTACTACGTTGCCCATATTCCCAAATCCTGAGCCTGTCACGCCCATCTTTGCATGTAATACTTCTCCAGCTACAAATGCAATTAGAACACCGTTAGAAGGGGATGTAACGAGATCTACACCTCTATGAAATCTCATGACATGATCAACTGGATGCATACGCATACCAAAAGGGGAGGTGAGACGATATTTTTCAAATGGATACATAATTTTCATTCCTTTCAATAGTTTTAGAAAAATTAGTTAACGATGATTGTATTGCTATCGTTGTTGATCTTATTAACTGTTGATTCAATAAGAGCTTCTATAGATTCAATATCGATTTTAAACCCTTTAATCTTAAGAAAGTTAATTACGTATTGTTTTTTTTCTTCTCCACGACCAGAGCCTATATAGAGCTGCTCTGCTGCATGCACAGCGACATCTATCCACAAAGAAATTTGATTTTGTTGATTAATAGAAGTTTTACTTTTGATGTAAGGTACGATAATCGTAGTAATTATAGCAGCAGCAAGAATAACAATTGCCTGTACGATGGGTGTAAGATCAATCATGGTTGCTCATCTCCTTCAGTATTTTCAATTCTATTCATAGTGTGCTTACTAACATTTTCATTCTTGGCTTTCCAATAATAAAATCCAATTGCTGTAGCAACAGGCGCGCCAATAAAGGTAAGAAGGGCGCTTAACTCACTACTTGAATGAAATACAATATACCCACCTAGCAATACACCTGCAAAATATGTAGACATAACCATTGCTAATATAATCTTGCTGAATTCTATACTTTTCTTTTCTTGTTGTTTTGCAGTGAGTTTTCGTTTCACTGGTTTACGAGCAACCATTCTAAACGACCCCTAACTTTATGGCAGCTATGATAATACCCATGACTAGCGTGATAGCCGAGCCACCAATAGCTCTACGCATGAACTTTTGACCGTCTTCCATGTCTGAAATGCGTCGCGTATTATCTCTAGCAATCGTAAGAGCTTCAACTGCTAAATCTTTTGCATTAATAGCGCTATCTAGCTTTTTGTTCATGCCATCAACTACAGTCTCAACCCTTGTAATACGCTGTAGCATCTCTGTTTGTACTTCATCCATAATAGATACTCCCTCTCATTATCAGTTCTATAGAATACAAAAAGGGACTTCATTGAATGAAGTCTCTACTATGTTACGTAGAACTATATTTCTTTCCAGTAAAAACTTCCATCAGCTTTTCTTTTGCAAATAAATAGTTGATCTTCAACTCCATCAGTTTCTCGACGAAATATGTGACCCCTAGTATTCCAAGTTGACTCAGGTAAAGTTTCTACTGCGTCAAGCTTAATGGAAAGGGTTGTAATATCAACAGATTTCAATTTCGAGACTGATTGAGTTTCGGAACCGTAAGGAACTTCCGTGACAATGTTTGGAATTATGTACATAGCATAAATTGTTAAGTCCAGAGGAGCGTATGTAACAATATCAATGATATCAGAGGCTTGTCCTTTAATTTGTTGGATATGTGTAAACCTTTGATTCCCCGAAGGGATTATATAAGTTAAATCGTTTGTGTCTCCTGCAATATCAATATATACCTCATTAGACACTCCTGAATTATTTCTACCTACGATAATAAAGGAGTAGAAATCATGTTTATTTAAGGATTCAACTGTTCTCGTACGAAGCCTGTACTTTGCTCCCTTTGCTCCAATCTGTTTAATTCTACAACCTGAGATATACGGTAATTGTGAAAATGTCCATGTACCGTCTACTAATTCAAGATTACTTGGCACTCCATTAGGAGTAAGAGAATAAAAAGATGGATTAGACAATAAATTTGAGCCTGTACTACCGATATAAGGTACAGTTCTACGCTCATGAAGATAGTTCAAGTCTTGGTATGGAGTATAATCATAATGTGATTTAACCGTTACACATCCGATAGGGTCAACATATGCTGCACCGATAGTTCCACCTTCATGATTGACCTGAGTACGATGGTTACGAGCTCCTAAAATAATATCTCTGGAGTATATAGAGTCTTTATCTACGACAATTACATACCCATTGGATAAATCATAGTCGATAATTGCATAATGTGATAATTGGCAACCATCAATTAAAATTCCAGCGCTGTGATTTTTAATGCCTACGAACGACTCAAAAGACATTTCTACATGACTATCTGTAATGGATACAGCGTGACATTGATCAAGAATAATCAAAGGAGAAGTGATTTTAGAGTTAGCAAGCCTTGATTCACTCGCAACCATAGCTTCAGTTCTACCCTTACTAGCATCCGCAACTGGAACACTCTGGGGAGTTCTTTCAAATGCACAACTTTTAATATTAACAGTATCACATCTAACCAATTCTAAAATGGGTCTGTTAGTAATAGTTCTACTAAAAAAATTATTTGAAAACTCAGTACATAATACAGAATTGATTATTTTCACTCCAGTACCTCGATAGCCCCATTCTTCCCAAAATCGACAATTACGGAATGAAACCATATAAGAACCTTGACCTTTGGTTTTATCTTGATCCGCAATATCTCCGTCAATTAATACGCCATATCCACCTTCACCGCATGAACTAGAAAAGAAGCGCTCAAACATTTGATGAGCTCCTTGAGGTAGATGAATGCCACTACCATTCCTATGATTAATATAGAAATCTTGAAATAATATAGTTTCTGCCATATTCTTGTCACTATATATAGCAAATTCGTTGCCTGTGTAAACTATTCCGCTATCATACATTCCATCGCCAACAATCTTAAACCCACGACCTTGTGTAGCTAACGTATTCGGTCTGTCTTGATTCGGAAGTATAAGGGTCTTTGTTGTTCTATATTTTCCTATTGGTAAGTATATTCCCTCATAACCTTCAGCATATGCTATGTCGATTGCTGATTGAATAGCATTGGTGTCGTCTATGATACCATCGCCTACTGCTTTAGTTGTTAATACATTCAGCCCCTTTCTATTACGCAAGGCTTTAAGTGATCTGTTTAATGCTGTTGTAACAACGCCATCATTTAAATTCATTGTACAATTACCGCCTTGGCACTCACTGTACCAGCACCTGTTGGTTTTTGCCATTTTATTCTTAACATAAATCCCGCTGGTTTTGAATAAGTAACTACCTCTCCAGTATTAACTATATCAACTATATCCATTACTCCACTCTGCCTAATTCCTTGTTTTTGGTACTCATTGCCTGATGAATCAACCAAGAATGCGCTAAGAGTAGATTTTGTACCGACAGGATCAGAAGAGATAAAAGGTATATTTATAGTCTTTTCATCTAGTACAGTATAGTCTTTTATCCCTGCTGTACTAGATTTATCAATAAATACAAACTCCTCGTGAGAGGATTTAAATGCCACAAATAATGCACCATTTTTACCTTCCGAGTATTCGTAGTTATCTGTATCTCGATTAAAATGTTGGGGCGCAAATGTACCTGACGATGCTGTCTGAAGGGGTTTATTATGAGCAGCCATTTTAATATTCACATCCTTATTAGTATTTTTTATTACTATAATTTAATTATTAAAATCGTATAGGTTTTCTGTAAGATATTCTTCAATCTCATCCTTTAAATCGGGTCGTTTAGAAATTACATACTTGTACTCGTAGACTCCATCAATAATACGTTGTCCCATATATGCGCCCATTTAAGATGTACCTCCCTTAAGTATCATGTCGTCCATTGCTTTCTGTAATAATTCCAGCTTGCTTGCTAGTTCGAGATAACCTTGCGGAAGATTCTTTTTATCTGCTTCCTTCTTCAATTCCTCATCTAAAATAGGCTGATCCATTTCCCAACGGTAGTATCCTGCGTTAATTCCTATTGGTAGTTCTGGATATTCGACTTCCATATAACCATCATGCTTATACGTAATAGCATCTTCAATGATTTTTGTTTGTTCATTAACTTTTAGATAAAATTTCATATTATTTACCTCCATAGAGTTGCTATCGTTTTACTACTCCCTAATTTTCCTTGTTCTTTAGCAAAACCTAATCCAAGAGAAGATTGTATTTCAGAAATTGAATTAGTGCTTTTGAAGGCTGTTCTACTAGAAGCGTATATAGTTAAAAAAGGACTAATTGCATTAACAGTGGCTAAAAAGTTAGTATCAGGCTAAATGAAGTACTATTACAGCCACTTGTAGGTAGAGTGCTTGGGTCACTTAGCTTCGTAAACGTATCGCCCGTAATTTTATATCTTGTAAAGTAGGGAAATGAATTTAGAGAGACACCAAGATAGTTGCTATCAGAACTAAAATCAACACTATAGCAAGTTCCATCTGGAATATCAATTGGATTTGCAATCTTCGTAAATGTGTCTCCGTCTCTCTTATAAATGATGATGTATGGTGATGACGAACTCGCAAATGCTAAAAATTTATTATCATTACTAAAGGCTACTCCAAAGCAAGTGTCTGTCGGTAATATACTTGGATTTGTGATTTTCGTAAGTGTATCTCCACTTCTTTTGTAAATTGATAAGTAAGGAGCAGTGGATTGTCCTACGGCTACATAATTATTATCAGAACTAAAAGAGATGCAATTACATTGACCTGATGGCAGTGCAGAAGGATTTGCGAGCCTTGTAAACGTATCTCCACTTCGTTTATGTATACTTATATATGGAGATTGATAGGTCGCTACACCTAAGTAGTTACCATCAGGACTAAAAGATAAGTCCATAATAAAACTTGATACACTTGCCTTGTTAGTGAGTTTGGTAAATGTATCACCAGTTCTTTTATATATTGTCGCAGAATAAGACATACTTTCTGCAATGCTTAAATAAACACCGTCAGGACTAAAAGCTACATCCGTAACAGATGCAAGAGGTAAATCAGTTGGATCTGCAAGCTTTATAAAATTCGAACCATTTTTCTTATAAATTGTAATATATGGCGAAGTTGAGTGTGCGACACAGAGGTAATTACCATCGTTACTAAAAGCCACATCATTCGCGTTTCCTGTAGGTAAAATATCGGGATTAGGAATTTTCGATAACGCAATGGGCGATATCTTTATTGAAACTGGATCATTAGTATTAATAGTCTCAGCAAAAGGAATGATCTCATTTAATTGTCCGTTTATAGATGACGATAAAGTTTTTATACCATCCGTTAACTCCTTAAATGAATTAGGGGAAGTTCCTGCAACCGTTCCCCCTTTTTCGATGATAGCGGCACGTACATTATTTTTCCCATCACCTAACGAGGTAAAAAGCTCATTAATAGCCTCAACTGTATTCGTTTTCTTTGAAGTCAGTAAATTACTAAGTGTACCTACTTGAGCACTTACTTTATTATCTGTGTATGTATTTGCTTTTGTTTCAGCACTTGTTGCTTTAGCTTGAGCTCCAGTAATTGTCTCTAAATTATTAGGTAGATCAATTGCTGTATGATTATGACTAATAGGTGCAAAATTAGCAGTTGCTTCTTCTTTCGAATATGACCCTACCTGTGATGCAGTAACTGCATGTGGATTGCTTTTGTTTGCAATATGACTCTCAACTTCAGGTTTACCTGAAATCGTGTCCCAAGTAACAGATGTTGATGTCTGCATAAGTAATTGCCAGTAAGAAGAATTTGTTGGGAGTATTCCTGTTGATTGAACAATATTCTGATACACTCCACTGTCATAAACAACGATATTTAATGGTTTATAAGCCAAAGTGTTACTATAAGTACCTCTATTGATAAGAGAAGTACCAACTTCAATTGCTTTCTCCGCTTTATCTTTAGCATAATCTCCTTGCGCTTTAGCATAATCTCCTTGAGTCTGAGCAAATGTTGCCTTTGTATTTGCGCTAGTCGCTGCGTTATTAGCTGAGGTAGTTGCTGTATTCGCATTATCTCTTGCTGTATTGGCTTGAGTAGTAGCCGTATTCGCGTTTGAAATGGCTGATGCTACACTTACTAAAGTTGTCCAGTTTACCACGGTTGTTAATGCTTTATTTAGAGTTCCATCTAAAATACACATGTAAAGAGTTTGATTTAAACTATCAACAACAATATCCCCGAAATTATACGTTGTTGAAGTAGAATAGGTTCCTAGCCAATTCATATTGGTTAGCTTTCTCCAATAGCTTGTATTAGTTGGAAGGTTACCTGTCGTGTTACTAATACACATATAAGTCGAACCATTATAATAAATGATGTTTCGAACTACATAAGCAGTTGAGGCATTATATATTCCTTTATGCACTAAAGAATCAGCTACACCTAATGCATAGTCACCTTGTTGCTGAGCATATGTAGCCTTAACGTTAGCATTATCCCTTGCATTGTTCGCAGCAGTGGTTGCACTGTTAGCTAAAGAGGTCGCTGTATTTGCATTGTCTTTAGCCGTATTAGCCAGTGTAGATGCTGTATTAGCTAAAGCCCCCTGTGATTTGGCATAGTCACCTTGAGTCTGAGCATAAGTGGCCTTAGTGTCGGCTAACGTCGCTTTATCATTAGCATTAATTGTTGCTTGCTTTGTATCTTTCATCAAGTTAGAAAGCTCAGAAATTTTTTCGAGCGAAGAAGAACTTTTGTCAACAATATCTTTTAATGTTTCAAGAACTTCTCCATCTTGCTCCTGTGTCCATATCCTAGCTGAGCTAACATAGTGATTACCTCTGCCTTTGTATGTCAGACTTAAGGTTAGTCCTTCTGCTGAATTACTAAAAGAAATAATACCTTCATTATAATCAACGATATATTCTTTATCCTTTAATGAACTATTATTTGTTCGTGGGACTTCAAACATATTCGGTATTTTAACTTTATTATCGAAATCAGGTATTTCACTAAGTAGTATTGTCCCATTAATTACTTTCTTAGATTCGCTAATATCAATATATTGATCGCCACTAGTTCCAGCTCGGTATTTCGTTATGGTGCTTTTTCCAAAATCAAATGATGACATGTCATTCCTCCTTATAATAAAATAAAGATCCTTATATGAATAAAGGCTCTTCTGTATTGTTGTATATTTGACTTCTTTTTTTTCTATGAACCAACAAATGTACGCATATATAAGGCCGCATTAATTCTACCTAATTGATTTGATGTTAACTCAATCGTATGCCATCCTGTTGTTTGTATCCATTGCGTGATATTTACATTGCTATCGCTATAATAGGACGTGCTATTTCTAACGATACCGTCAATCTTAATTTGTACGCCACTTGCATAGCTACTCTCATAAATTCCATAGTCAATGGCGTGAGTATGCGATGGAATATATACTTGGTGTTCGTGAGAAGGAATATATACACTATGGTCATGCGAGGGCATATAAATATTATGATAATGGTCTCCCAAATAAACCGAATGTTGATGATTTCCTGAAGGAACCCAAGTTCTAGGTACTCCATTAATATCTTTGAATACCGTACCCTCAGGCCATCCATGATTATGCCCACCTGATCCATAATAAGAGCCTTCAGTTTGAGTGGAACCCGAAATGTACGTAGATCCTGTGGTTGTTAAATCAATTCTCGTACTTTGAGCTGTAGTAACATTACCTCCGCCTGAAGATGAGGTTGTTGCACCCCCACCACCATAAGATGCTCCTTTACTATATGCCTGAAACGTTCAAGGGAAAAATTAAGCATGATTTCATCATATCTCATCGTTTTAGGCGCAATATAAAACTTAATTTTTAGTGGATGTTCTGAATCAACATTATCGACTAACTGAATTGTATCTGTTTGTAAAATACCAGTTTCATCTAGTACCACATTTCCACTCGCACCAAGTATTTTTAGGCCATATCGATTTGGTAGATACTCTCCAAGTTGGATTCTTATAGAGCCTAGTTTATCTTTAATGGTTAGGAGATTTCCTTCAATATTAAACGTGCCATTGTCGTCTGTAATAATTAATTTATTCCCGAGTAAAATCTTTCCCACTAATCGGTCTGCGTATATTCCATTTGGTGTAATTGCCATCTTCCAAGAATTTCCATTATCATTTGAGAGAGCTATTTGACCATGCTGCATGATAAGTAATTTATTTGCGTCAGCAGGATCTCTTATAATAATTCCTCGCCTACTAATACTCACATCTTCATTAACTCCAGCAGTAATATCTCGCTTAACAGCGTCCCACGTATTATTCAATATTTTAGTAACATCATCTGCTGTAGCCTTTGCATCATCCCATTTATATTGATTCATATTGACGCTATTTGACATGCTAATATTTTTCAGATGATCTTTCATGAAACGTTCTTCATCGGATAGTAGTTCGTTAACATTAGAGATCGTTACGCTTATCGTTGCATCGGCATAATTGAAATCAATATCCGTTACATTTGCTTTAATATGTATTCCTAAATCTTCGTGTTCTGCTGTGATAACATCACCAATATCAAGTCTGTCCCAGTTATGTTTTTCAGTTAAGATCTCATAAAAGTTGACTAAAGAAATGGTTGCAACGATCTTAGGTTCACGCATTTTTTCAAATTTCTTCTTACCGTCTTCCAGTAAGGTAGCTGCATCCGTGTAATTTGAGTCAGACATTTCTTGTTCAATGATAAATTGATTGAGTTCTATTAACTGGTTGACAGTTAAGTTGCTTTCCATTCTCAACAGTTTACCAAGAGCATTTATTGCAGATACAGTAGAAGCAATCTGATTTTTAATTGTATCAATTTCTGAATTCTTTGAGTTAATTTGAGCCAACTTGTTGTTCTTTTGTATAATAAGTGCAGCCGTAGGTTTTCCTGTCCCGTTCGCAGTATCAAGTTGGTCTGATAAGATATTAAGCTCTGTATTAAGTGTTGATAATTCGGTTTGTTTTTTTGTTAAGTTTCTCTTCTTGGGTTGACTTTTGCTTCAATAAATTAGAGTAATCAGATGTTTTACTTTCAACTAGCTTATTATATTTGTTTAAAGCAATACATAATTCATCACTCATATAAAAACTATGTGAAGTAATATTTCCTTTATCATCTATAGCAAACGGATACATAAAATAAGAGAAATCTTGAATGAAATTACCACCTAGCGGATTAACCTCTTGAATGGACATATCATCTTTACCGAATAGTTTCAGACGAGTACAAAATTCATCTAAGTTAAGTTCTTGGGTAATCCCTTGCATAAGTTTTCCGTATTTTGTTTTAAAACCCTTATTCGAGCCATATGTGTCTGGATCATAGAGATTGACTTGTCGTTTAACCGTATCCCATACAATTAGCGCTGTGAAAGTAGAAGCAATTTGTTGAACTGCACTGAGAACACTTCCAGTAAAGTCGAAAGTACGGTACTTCAGATCAAATTGAGCATCCACATAGCCTACATTCCAGATAGTAGATTGAAGCATATCAACTAATATTTGAGTGGCATTATATGAGACAACACTATAGTTCTTAATGAGTTTAGTCGATAACTCAAATGGCAAACTAAAACACTCAACTTTAATCGTATCCATATCATCCATCGTTTTAATGATTTTGTTAATGAGGTAATACTCGATATGCTTACCTTTTTCAACTCGGATATGATATTTTTCTTTTATTAAATCGACATGTTTATTTTTAACTCTTTTATTTTTTTTAGATAAAAATAGAGGGACAGAAAATGTTAATTCATTCACGTTTCCTCGGCTTAATTTTTGACTATCACTAGTTGCTTCACTTAAATTTGCAATCGTAGTTCTTTTCAAATCAGGCCTACATAAAAAATATTTAGGCTTGATGATGTCAGAATCTATAATATCAATCATTTAGAATTTCTCCTTAGTATAACGATGAGAATTGGTAAATCCACTGGATTTTACAATTACCATAAATTTTTATGTAATTATTCCCTTCGGTGAAATAAGGGTACTTACCAGACGTATCATCAAAATGATAGGTTAGGGGTATGTTCGAACTAATATCTTCTGTATCTGAATCAATTTCTATAAATTCTCCATGAACTAGATTCTTAATTAAAAATTCTTTACCCCTATTAGAATAATTAACGATTTTAACTTCTCCAGCGCCTACTTTTTCTAATTTAATGATAGGTTTGCATGGTAATGTACCGAGGTTATTGATTGTGAAATCCATACCATCTGATGTATTAAGGCTATAGTCGTAAATTCCAGATTGATATATAGGAGAATACGTATAGGGACTGATGTTTCTCATCTCAATGGTGATGTATCCTTGTTTTAAAGCATTGTGAATCAGTTTTACTTCCCCTGTATATAAAGTGTAGTACCATTTATTAAGATTATCCGAAAAGTAAAGAGGTTTATAGTAAGGTTGATTAGCCAACCAGCTACTTACATGCTTTAATTTTTCCTCGTTAAAATCAGCTACAAAAGCAAAAGTTAGTTTAAGCGTAATTGGATTACGATTTTTCTCCATATAATATGGAGCATCTTTACCTCGAATCGTTATTTCTTTAATATTTTGTTCAGGTAAGAAGTTCTCCTCTAACATTCCTGTTTCAAGGTTTACATTGATAATTCCCATTTCATCACTTCTTTTTCCGTCATAAACAAAATACAAACTTTCAGCTACCGTCATTCATTCACCTCCACATAAAAAAGAGTGGGAATATTGAATCCCACTCAGTACCATTTATCTGCCTAATTTCTTCATACCTTTTTGAATTTTACTAAAGACTGTTTGTGCGCCACTTTCATCACCAATAATTTTATCAATTCGGATATTCATGTAAACATCTCCTTCTTTAAAAGAATTGTCTCTAGAATCTAACCCATTGTTTTTTGTTATATTCTGCATTGATGGATAATTCGGTTGAGTAAGATCTCTATTAAGAATGACTGCTTTAATTAAATTAGCAGTGTCATCTTTTTTAAGGACTAATTCCTTTTCATGTGCTAGAAGATACTTTCCTCCAGAGAAAGAAGGTGTCATTCCACCTGTTTCAGCAGAAAATATATCTTTAGTTTTCAACTCACTATAACTTCCATCTGGAAATCCGTATTTTGTACGCAAGGAGTCATTTTGAGCTTTCAGGTTATCTAATTGTGACTTTAATTTTGCTATATCTGCCGAATTAGGTTTTGTTTTATTTAGAGTAACAACCTGCTGAGTAATAGATTCTGCGGATTTCTTGTTATTGAGATAGCTATTCCATGCAGCAACCTTCTCTTTACTGGTATCACTATTGGTTGAAGGTGATGAAGGAGTGTAACCAGATTTAAAGTCGTTATTTTCAGAATAATCACTATTTGAGTATTTTTGAAGCATTTCTAAACTCTTTTGAAGCGTATAGTTTAGATTTTCAAATTCTTGGTTCGTATCGAAGACATGACTCTTCAATTGACCAAAATAAGTATCATAACCTGTTTGCATCTCAGCTAAAGTGGTTTTGACTACCTCAGAATCTTTACTTAGCAATCCTTGTTTTAAATCATAAAAATACTTCTCGTTATCAAGAATGTCGCTATATTTCTGCTCTACAGCCTTCTTTTCTTTTTCAATATTATCTAATGTATCTTTGTTTAGTTGATCTTCGTCTTCACTAATTTTATCCGTATGTTTTTTATGATCATCTAGTTGGTCTTGAAGATTCTGTTTTCGTAATTCACGGTCACGATCCAGTTTAAATTTATCTATCTCTTCGTTCTTAGCATCCAATTGCTCTTGAAGTTCTTTTTTCTTAGCCTTACCCTCTATTGAATCATCTCGTGCATATTTATTGATGTCGTCGGATAATTTTTGACGATCTTTGAGTTTTTTGTTTAATTCACTCTCATAATCATCCTTGTTATTCTGCAAATCAAGCATTTTTAATTGAGCATTAATGACATCTTCAAATAACTTATTCTCTTCATCAAGGTTCTTTTTTATTTGATCATGACGTTTATTTTCAATCTCTGTGCGCTTATCTAGAGCATCCGTTTCAAGCTTCTGTTGTTTCTGCAACATGTTCTTGTATTCATCTATGATTCTATCTGCTGCACTTTGACGAAGTTGAGCCATTCTTTCAATATTCGTCTTAATTGCTGCTTCGTTATCTAACCATGCAGTTGTTTCAGCCTGTAATTGCAAAATTAATTCTTTTTTATTTGCGGCAGTTAATTTATTATTCTGAAGCTGTAAATTAATAAGATCAATTTTAGATTGATGTTCTTTTTGTTCTTGTTTTAGTAAAGGAATTTGAGCTTGAAGCGCATCGTTATATTCTTTTGTTCCTTCGGTCATCAACCCCATTTTAGCAGTTGATTCATCGAGTTTATTTTTAAGTACATCAATTTTGCCAGTATATACATCTAATCTACTAATAATTATAGAAAATGATTTTTCTTGCTTTTGCTTTTCAATCTCAAGTCGCTTAAGTTCATTATCTGCAATCTGCTTATCAAATTCTCCAGCCGTTATCTTTTTATTCTGAACAAGCCATTTAACGTTATTGTTGTTAAGATCTAGCTCTTTTTGTTGTTTATCCATGAAAGCAATCTGAGCTAGTTCTTCAGCTTGCCATTCTTTTGAAGCTTCAATATATTGTGATTGCTTAACTTGTGATTTTGATATCAGATTATCATAATTACCAATTTTATTCTGTGACTCTAAAATAACATCATCTATATATTTAACTTTATTTTGATATATCTTTAATTCAGTATCAGAGAGTTGTGAGGTTGCCTCTAGAATCGCTTGATTCTTATCGCTTTCTGAAGCATTTTTAATTCTCACTTTAGTTTTACTAGAGCTAGAACTAGAGCTAGAAACAGTGACATTTGAAGAACTTGCACCACTTATTCGTTTAGCGCCCTGATACTTTGGAGCCCAATACGAACTATTGATGTCAGATTCTTTAAGTCCACTATTTCCCATTTGAAGCATTTTTCCATTACCAGAATAAATGCCAACGTGAGAATTAGCCTTTCCTGTTGTATTGAAGAAAACCAAGTCGCCTTCTTGGAGGTCTTCTTTTTTAACACTAGTGCCTTTTTTTGCCTGCTCTGCGGCTGTTCGAGGTAACTTAATGTCTAAGAATTCTTTAAACATTTCCTGTACAAATTGAGAACAATCACTAGTAGCTCCCTGAACAAATTGATTAAATGTTCCCTTGTATTCACCACTGACTTGTTTATATGTAAATTTCCCTTGCAATTCTTTTCCTGTGGACAGAAGAGAAGAGACACCTGAATTGTTAGATGAATAATCAGAACCAGAAGAGGAGGAATCACTTGGCACTTTAGTTGTCGTTGTTACTTTCTGCGCTAAAAGTTTGTTTGGATTCTTAATTCCATCTTTAAGTAGTGATCGTTGCTCTTCTAATAACTTATTTTCTTGCGCTATAGAATCTCGATATGCTTTAGATCCTTGCTTAATACGACTGCGCTTATTTTCAAGATCACTCAGTTCATTTTTAATTGCAGCCAGTCTTTTTTGGGTCTCTGTGAGCAGTTCATTTGTTTCACTGATTGTATTATTAGATTCTTTTTGCTTCTTTTTGTCTTCAGTTTTAGTGTTAAAGAATGATAAAGGTTGGTTAAGTACTTTGATCTTCGCCTGTAATGCTTCCGTGTCCGTATTAAACGAATCCAATGCTTTTTGTTCTTCATTCGTAAGAGCAGAACCGAACATCCAATTATCCAAAGGTTGTTTTGTAGCGATCATATTCTCAAAATATTGCCGATATAGATCTTGTTTCTTAATTAACTCACTCCGAGTTACTTCGATTGAGTCAATAGAATTCTGATATTCATCAATTCTAGCTTTGCGTTCAATCTCAGCAACTTTTTTTAATAATTCACCCTTGTTGAAAGTGAGATCATTCGTTTGAGCTAAGTAAGAAGCCAGTTGAGGATACTTATCTATAAGGCTCACAATGGTGTCTGCTGATAAGCTTTCACCTTTGTTTAACGTTTCATAAGCTGAAGCTAGATTAGATAATGAGTCAACCGTTTCTTCAAACCCTTTGTTAAGTTCCTCAGTTAGTTCTTCCGCGGTTTTTGTTCCTTCAGTTAGCTTTCCCATTGCGCCAGTTAATTGATCAAACTGATCACTATTTAACTGCATAAGCTGATCATTGTAATCTTTTTGGTTCTTTTCAAGATCTGCGTAATCTGTTTTTAAGACTTCAAGCTGATTGGATACCTTATAAATCTTTTTAGTATACATATGAGATGTATCTAGGTCTAAAGCCGAATCCTTTTTCTTTTGTAATTCTTTAAGTTCCTTTTCTTTCGCAATAAGTTGATTATATTTATCTATCTTTTCTTTATCATTGGTTTCAATTTGTCCTTTAAGCTTCTCTTTGTTGGCTGCTCTGTCAGCTTCGGTTTTTTGATTAATTAAATCAATTTCATGATTAAGTGCTGCTTCACTCATGCCAGCCGCTTTGAGTCTAGCAAGTCCACCTTCTTGTACCGTTTCGTTAAGAACTTGCTCTATTTCCGCAAGTTGTTTTTTAACATCTTGTTGTTGTTTATTAGACAATGTTTGCTTTGTAGATAGTTTATTATATGTATCATAAGCTTTAACGACTTTTGGTAAGAATTCAGCCTGTCTATTCTGCTGACTTATTAGTTGATTATTTGCTGCGATTTCATCTTTAATTTTTTGTGTTGTGTCTCTGTGTTGTTTTTCTGCCGCTCCAGCACTGACAGCCCAAACTGCTAGCGCTCCTACAAGTATGGTTAAACCGCCTGTCATGAGACCCATCGTAACTGTTGCCGCTGCTTGTGCAGTAGCTAGTCCTCCAGTAGCAATAGTTGCCCCTTCAGTAGCAACAATTGAGGTTGAGGTAGCAGCCGTTTTTTGCACAGTAGATAATGTCATTCCATTTGATGATATTATATTAACACTATTTGCAGCAGTGTTCGCCGCAGTAGCAGCTACATCTGCAACCTTTGCAGTCCGTAATACCCCAAGTGCTGTAATAAAATTAATTATAGGTTGTTTAGCTAATGCAGCAACTCCAGCTAAACCAACAAACGCGGCACTAGCTCCGATTACTCCACTAGGTATTTTGTTAATTCCTAACAATAACTGGTCAATCACATCTAAGATTCCTTTTAGTGTGCTACGTAAACCATTATCACCAGCCGTATTAAATATCTCTAAGAATGATGTTTTTACTTGAGAAGATTTACGTTGAATCGTATCCATTTGAGTCATTAAATATTCAACTGTACTACCAGTTGAATTAATAGATTTAGATGTGCCAAGAAGTATGTCACCAGCATTCAGCGATGCAGCTAGTTTTGCATATTGATATACACCACGAGAAATGTCCGCATAAGATTGTGTAAGATCATAATTTTTATCGGTAACAGATATCGATAAATCGAGTAGAATATCTTCAGCTTTACGCCATTGTTCGACACCATTAACAACATCCTTAGTTTTTACTCCAAGTCGCTCAAGTTCTTTAACGGCTTTATCTGTCCGAATTGTACCTAGTACCGTCTTCCACATGTTACCCAAGTTTTCACCACTGAGGGCTGTATTACGGACACCAGAAGATACGAGACCATTCATAAAATCAAAGGAAACGCCAGTTTCTGAAGCTATTTTACCCATTCGTTCAAATGCTGCGCCTAAATCCTTTGCAGGAGCCATAGTTTCATGGGCTACCTTTGACCATGAATCGAGAATACGATTACCATACAATTGCGCGTCTGCTGTATTTTTTAGCTGTACTCCATACTGAGCAAGTACAGATTCCATGGATTTTGTGGCATCTTCAAGTGAGACTAAGTCTACCGTCGAGAGCATGGTAGACTGACGAACTAATTCTTGCACGACACCAACGTCTTTATACATACGACCCCATAAACGAGCCGATTCCGTTACTTCTCCTATTTCAGCACCAAGAGCATGTGCTGTGATAATAAATTGCTTGGTTTGGTCATTCACTTTTTTAGTGTCTAATCCGTCACCATCTAAAGATTTAAAGTAATGTTCGTTTGTTTGGATATAACCAGCCATTTTAGACTCAATGTCAATCATACCTTTAAAGCCTTCTGAGATAGCATTAAACACACCATAAATTGCGGTGTGCACAGCCATGAAAACAGGTACATGTGAGGCTAGCTTAGTAGCACTATTAATGAAAGCTGAGATGCCAGTCGTACTTGCTTTAGCAGATTGACCTACATCATTAAAAGCTCTAGAAATATCTCTCATTTTATTTGCTAAATTGGGATCAGCGACATTTAAATTTCGAGTCTGCAAAATAGAGTTATCAAGTTTTTGAGCGTTGTCTAATGAAAGTTTTTGTGATCCCATTTTAGCATAGGACTCTTCATACTTTCGTTGAAACTCCTTAAGCTGATTGAGCTTTTTGGAATATTGTTCTCGTTCAGAATCAGCATTTTTTTGTATTGCACGTTGCTGAGCCTCATTTGTTTTTCGTTCTTCTTCTCTAACTCGAATTTCAGATTTCATTCGACCATCGGATATTTTTTGAATATCACTTAATTGTTTGGCGTAATCTCTTGTTTGAGCATATTTATTAACAATACCTTCTGAATCAGCAGTGGCTGTTAATTTCTGACCTGTCGGACTAACATATGTATTCTTGTAGCCAGTTATAGCTCCTGTACCATTTTTAATGGTCTGAGCGCTTGTTTTATTAAAGCCAACCAATTCTTTTTCAAGTTGTTGAATTGTCTTTCTTTGAGCTTCATATGCGGATGTTTCTTGGTTGAGTTTTTGTTTATGTTCATCAACTTTTTTGTTCGTTTGTGTAATGATTGATCCATTTGCTAAATGTTTCTCCCTTACTTTTTCAATCGAGCCATCTAATTTTTTGTATGTAGTTATTGTTTCATTAACCACTTGATTTTGCTTTTGAAGAGCTTGATCTAATTTTTTCGTTACTTCTATAAAACTATTAATAGTCTTTGTAAAGCTTTGATCGATATTAATCTTAACGTTTAATTTTTGTAATGATGGATTTTTAGATAGTTTCTCTAATTCCTTATTGATATCCGTAACGGCGGTGTTTTTTAAACCAACAGATATCAATATTCTTAAACTTTCACTCAAATGTGTTCACTTCCTTTCATATGATAAAAAAGGAAGTGACAATTGATACTTCCGTGGGTAGTAGCAAACAAAAAAGCCAACACCCTATTAGATGTTGACTGTTTCACCTACTAAATATAGAATTACTTTATATTTATGATATTAATTCCCATTAGCTTTATAATTGATGTTCTTCAGATAGGAGACATATTCATGTTCAAAAAATTATTAAATGGTGCTTATCTCCTACTATTAGCAATAGTTATTTCAGGATGTTCTTCCCCTTCACCTGTTAAAGAAGCTAAGGTAGAAGAATCTATTAATGATAAGGCAATTCAACTTATTAGCGAGGGTAAATTTAGAGAGAGTGCTAATATTATTGATGATGATCTTACTGCTAAATATGGTGATTGGGGTGAAGTAAAAATAGAATCAATTCCCCAAGAAGAACAAATGGAATTTAATTTGTTAACATATTCTCTAGCTGCTGAATCGGAAAGAGATGGATATTATCTAAACTCATACAACCGCTATAAAGAATTATTACCGATTGATGGTATTATTAATCAAGAAGAAATCGACTATAAAATAGCATACTTAGAACCAAAGGCCAAAGCTATAAAGGCAGAACCTGAGAGCAAATCAGGTGTAACTATCGGAATGAGTAAAGATCAAGTATTGAAATCATCTTGGGGTAAACCGAAAAAAGTATATAAAACAACAACAGCAACAGGTGTTGATGAGCAATGGGTCTATGGAAGTAATAATTACTTATACTTTTCAGATGGAAGACTTACTACAATTCAAAATTAAAAACATAAAGAGACCTATTTCTAAGGTCTCTTTTATTTAACTTCTACTGTAAGTCCTTGCCTCTTTAACCCTCGATAAAGTGAAGCAGTATGAATGCCTGTGTTAAGGAGCTCTTCCCTAGTAGCTTCAGTAAATGGTCTTGGAACGCCATTGAAAGGGAAGTCATATTGATAGCCTTTACCAGACTCCACAATTTCACTAACATTTCTCTCTTCATCCATACGATGGCTTTCTACAGATAGTGTGGTTTCATTGATTAAGTTAACAAGAATATTCCTATCGTCGGTTAATCCACCATGGCTTTTTTCTCGTTCATACATCTTTGGTGTATAAGGTATATAAACCTCATCATCCATCTTTTCCTTCATGGTGTTTTTTGTAGTATTAGCCACATCTATAAGTAGTGCGCTAGCTACTTTCTTTTTCAGAATCGCTTCCAACTGCTTTGGGTTCTGTATATCCATTTTCCACCTCAGTATCCTTAAGAAGTTGATTTAATGCATCAGACGATTTCTTAACCTTTTGGGTCAAATAATCAAGTTGATCTTGTGGAATTTCATTAAACACCTCATTGGTAATTCCTTTGTTTTTTAGTACTTTTGAAATTCTAATTAGTTCAACAATTTCATTCTCTTCAGTAATAGGAATATCAGTAAATTGTCTAAGAATTAGAGTTAAGTAAATTGAATAAACATTTCTAAGTTCTACATTCTGAGTATTTGATAGTTTTTCAATAATTGTACGAAAGTCATGAAGTAAGTCTTCAATGTCTGAGTCTTTAAAAGTAGTGTGAATATTAACTTCGTACTTATTATCTAGGATGCTAATTTTCTTTGTCTTGTCTAATTCCTTTTCAAATCTATTTAGATCAATAAGTGTTAACTTTTTTTGTTGAGTCATATATACATCTCCCTATATTTTTTATTAAAATAAATGAAAAAACCCTTTTAGAGAAAAGGTTGGTTTGTGACAATAGATTGATTAATTTTTATTATTTTTACTGCATAAAATCAAATTTTTCTATTTCATTATTTAGAATATTATCTATTTTATTTATATCCCAATAAGGGATTACAATTAACTTCAAGTTGTTTCTTTTACAATAGTCTATTTTTATTGAATCATTATATATTTGTTTCTTATAATACTCATCTGACTTTAAAGGATTACTCGACCATCCAGTATTTTTATAATGCTGTTTACCATTAAATTCAATCAAGAATATAAGGTTGTCTATTTCTGAAAATACAGCAAAGTCGAAGGGAAGTGGTTTTTTATTTTTACAGTCGTCAAATCGAAATTGTTGTTGATACTTTATCTTTTTAAAATTTAAATAGGATCTTATTCTATCTTCACCCAAAGACGTGGACTTACAAGAACATCCCATATGTCCATTTAATAAATGGTTGGGCTTAGCTGAAAATAAAGTTAAACAATCCGTACAATACACCTGAACTTTTACTTTAGAATTGATATATTGACTTTGCATATCATACTTATTGCCATGCACTAAAAATAATTCACTCTCAAATTTGGTATTTGATTTTGTTTGTTTTTTAACAGTATTTTCTTTACTGCAAAATCTGCAACCCTTTTGAGAAATAAAGTTTCCCCAAGTTATTTTTTGAATCCCTCTGTCTTGGTGCTTTAAGCATATATATGACAAGTCGCTTTCGTTATTGACGTATTCTTTAGATATAAGCTTCAGATTTTTAGCCTTAAAAGCAGATACAACATCTACATAAAGGTTCTTTCTTGCTTCGCTTCCTTTATTACGACCGCATTGAGGACAAAATTGACCATTTTTAATTTCGTTCCAACTTTTATTAAATAGCCCATGAATAATGCATTTGAATTCTAATGGTTCCATTCCATTTTTTGCTTCTGTGCTAATTAATTCAATTCCAATAGTTTTATTTTTAAGATATAACTTAATGTTGTCAAATGTATATGGATTAGATCTAAAAAATCTTGCTGGTAGAGAATTTCGACGTTTTATAACTCTTAAATTATCATCCGATAAAGCATAGATATAGGCATCTACATCCTTATATGTATTTCTATCATCTGTGGAATAATTCGATACCTTTTCAAGCTTTAGTTTATCTAATTTATTCATCCGAATATTTTGTTCTTTTCTTCAGCAAAATCCCGTAAGTCATAGTGTGCGATAGTAGTGGCTATATTCTCATGATGTGCAACGAATTTTGAAACTAGTTCAATGGGTATCTTTTTAACTTCAAGCAAATATGTGACGCAAGAAGCTTTGAATAGATGAGGATTAATTCTTCTGTTCAATATATTTGATAATGTTTCTTTGCAGAAATCATTTGTCCAAGATTCAGAAATAGGACTTATTTGGCCTCCGTACTTTACTGTAAATATATAATCATGTTCATATCCTCTTTTTTCAAACCATAAATTAATATACTTTAATGCTTCTTCATTAATCATATACGGTTCTTGTTTTCCATCCTCTCCACGACCTTTTAAGCGTATGATATGAGACATAACATAATTGCTTCCTTCAGGAATCGGATACTTGGCTATTTCAGCTTTGAATTGAGGAATCTCAGCTCTCCGTGCCCCAACATTAAAAGCAAACGCTACCCAAGCAGCACCCAAATAATTTTCATCATCGATTAGTGTTTTCATTATTAAGTCATAGTCATCTTTACTTATTTTGACCTTATGGAATACATGATTTTTTGTAACAGCAGGGAGACCACGGGTAAAATTACGGAACGTTTTATAGTTATCATCATCATCAGCGACTACATTCTCTATATAGTTGCAAAGACTAGAGACACAGGCTTTTTTTAGATTAATACCACTTGAAGACATTTTTCTTGTTTCACGTAGAAAGCTTATGTACCTTAGAAAATCACGTTTAGAGATTTTATGAAATGGCTTATTATTCATATTTTTAAAAACATAATATCCAAATTGCCTTAAACCTGATTTGTATTGTTCTTTTGTTTTAGGGCTATGTTCCTGTACTGAGATGTACTCTTCAACTAGACTACGATAGTCCTCGTTTACCATTTGCCACTTCTCGTCATCAATAGGTGTTAGCTTTTCTGCAATATTTCTTAACATATTTTTATTAATTTCACTCACTTAAATCATTCCTTCCTAACTCAAAACAACACCTGTGCATAAAACATCCATTTCATCTTATTAAAAAAATGTGTCTAAAGACACTTTATATAACTCTCTTACTTAGAAGAAGGCTTTAGAAAATGCCCTAAAAATAGAAAGTTGACCACTCTTTAGTGAGTAGCCAACTATTGTTTTGAAATCTTAGTCTTCCTTATAATTCTATGTATTGTGTCGCTGATAGAAAGACTCCTAAAGCTTTGACAGTGCGCCCTCGTCATAAATAGTCATTTCATAGGTCTTAGTGCCCCTAGAAGCTTAAGGATTTCTAATGGAATATCAAACACAGAAGGATCTCCATCTGCACTTGTGTCTATTTTCCAGTTATCTTCCATTTTCGCCTTAAAAATTTCAATTTGAGCCGCATAGTCTTCTTCATTAACCGTATCACGAACTAGGCAGTCAAGAATGACTTTATATGAGCCAGCAAACTTATCCGTAGAAACTGTTATAGTCTTAGCAGTGGAATCTGTAGCAACTCTGTAATAAGCAACGATATCTGTACCATCGGGTAACTCAGTAGCGAAGAAGGTTAGTGTCTTTGCAGCTAAAGTATATTTTGTTGCTGCTACTGTTCCAGTAGTAAATGTAATTTCTTCACCATGAGTACCATCAGGGTTCAAAATATATACACTGATAAGACCATTGGATGCTTCTACAGGCGTATAATCTAAAATAGCTTTGTTCATGTTAACTTTTAACTCTTGACGTTGTACAATATTTTTAACTCCTGTTTTAATATCATTTCCAGTCATCATTGCAATTACTTCATTGGTAAATACGCAGTCTTGAAGAGTTACTTTACCTCCACGATTCCCAGAGAACCCAACTACTTTAGTATTTCCTCGACCACCTTGTGAGTATTTTGTTTCACCACTATTTTCAATCCCAGCAGTCTTCAAATTCGGTAGTTGTACTTTTGCTTTACCAGTTTTTAAATCATAAAATGTAGCAAGTGCTACTTCTTTAATTGCCCAGATATTTGGTGTTGTCATTAATAATTCACTCCATTTTTTATGGTTTGTTAGCCCAATGCATATCAGCCATTTTAATATTTTTACTGTCAATTGTTCCTGCATAGATAGCGGATAAGGTGTGATGGTAGTTGTCAATATTGTTAGTAGTAAAAAAACCATTGTAAATTTGATAGATATTTAAATCAAGAATTTCTTTTATAGAAACCCCATTAGACTTCCATGAAAGGCCTGAAACAATACTAACTAAGGTCATTTTTTCCTTTGGTGTTGGTTGTTGTTTTCTTTGTTTAAGGATCAAATCTATCATTGCTTGTGCTCGTGAGTCTTTAGGGTTAAACTCTGGTTTATTATTAGTTTTAAGATGGTGAACAGTCTTCAATATAAGCTGAAAATTGTCAAAGTTTTTAAAATTAAGAATTAAGCCATTGCTAGGGAATATTATAGAAACCCCTTCTATATCCTCATACATTTCAGGCTCTTCCATGAAAAAAAGACGCAACGCAGAGAACGCGGCATCTTTAAACTCAGTATCATGGTAGCAGTTTGCATAAAATATATCGAAGTTGGTTATTCGATCATCTATGGCCTTATTTATTGAGGTTTTGTCAATTAAAAATAGAGAGACATAAAGGTTATAGGTAGAGAGCCCAATGTCCACTGCCTTTATAAATGGAGTAGGATAGTATAGCAAACCATTCCCAATATCAATAGGAAGATTAGCTAATAGTTTAGCCTCAATATCTTCTGAAATAAGATTATTCAATTTTGATCACAAACCTTATAAACGATATACAGTCCAATATAGTCTGTGTTAATATAAAATTCATCCATTTTATAAAATTCTAATTTTCCAAATCCAATCCCACGGCTGTTATTCAGCAATTTATCTATTTCAGAGATCATAAAATCATATCTAAGAAAGCCGTGATCAGTTTTTACCTTGTCCCTGTGAGTAAATGCATAGATGTATAAATAACCAGACTTAAACATTTTATTACTTGTTTTTCTGTAATCCCTAAAACCCATTGTTATATAAGAGTTTTTATCTGTTTGAACGTCAGGTACTCTATTATAAGGAAAAATCTTGTCATAAAACAGAACGGATGTATCTTCAATGTCTGGCTGATCCAAGAAATTATCTTCAGAATAATACAATGCTTTGCAAAGATTCTGGGAGTCAGCCAACTTGAGCATTATTGTAGCTTTGTCTTTACTTAAGTTCTCTAATTTACTCAGTTTCACTCACTCCTAAATTGCAGATTTAACTTGTATTTGTTTTGAATTAATAATGGTCTTATCAGCACTAGCTACATTCATTAACACGTATCCGATATTATCTCCACGCACAATGCATGAGTTATTCGATTGAGAAGTAATTGTGGCAAGGTTAGTCGGGTTACCATTGACATCAGTTAAGCTAAACCAAGCCTCTGAAACAATACTTTGACCATTGCCCTTGAAGACACATGTAAATTCTTTAGATTTAGACTTGGTGATGATAAATTTATTAGTTGTAGAATTGTCGAATATATCTACTGTAAGTTTGTGTGAATCTTTACTATTGACAACTACAGTAATCCGTTTGTACGATTCTTTATAATTTACTGTTATCACAACTGATCCTTCGGATACAGATGATATTAAACCGTCATTATCTACTGTACATATAGATTGATCAGATGATGAGAAGGAGAGGATAGGATTAATAAGAGTGATTCCGTTGTTTTTTACTTCTGTATGTAGTTGGTAAGATTCAGAAGGTTTCAGTAAAACACTTATTTTATCTACTGTAATTTCATAGTTAGGATTAACATAATCAGCAACACGCAATGATGTATTATCTTTTACGCTATCAGTTGGAGTAACTTCTAACACGGCAGTAATTAAATGGGGATCAAGCCTATCTATATCTGTAATTTTCCAAGTACGCCTGTCAAATATAAACCGTTTCTCTTTATCAAACGAAATTGTATGATCATTATTTTGAAAGATTATATTTCGACGTTCATTATCTAACTTCATAACACGGTCTTCTTTAATACCAGAATTACTCATAGTATCAGAAATGTAAGCAAACCATGTTTCATGAATGTATCCATATTGATCTTGCCATTTAAGAGAAGATGGACATTTAGACATCTTACCACGGCAGTATATCTCTTGATTATCATCCATCTCAGTAATAAGCCAGTCGTTTTCCAT